CTATATCTGTTTTTGTACCTACAGTTTTGCTTCTGTTTCTAGCAGAACTGAAATATACTAACTGACTTGTATATAAGTTTACCTTTTCTTGGGCTTCATATCCAAGATATGGCAAATTAATATTTTGTTCCTGGAACATAGGTCTCATAGCTGTGACACCAAATATTGGGTCAAATTTCTGCGACCTTGTTTCATGTCCCTCTAAAAATATACCATGAGTTGATGCAAACTTGCGTATTGATTCATCCTGTCTTATTGCTTTTTGGAAACCATTTTCTTCAATTACCCAATGAGATAAATTATATTTTTGCCACCAATCTTTTATTAATTCTAATGCTTGTGGAATACCTCCACCTAAATTGTTATTTAAATCTATAAGATATAATTTTTGTGTTTCTACATCATATCCCCACAAAACTGCTGCCTGGTATCCAGTAGATGCAGGGTCAAGTCCTGCTATAAGTCTTACACCTTGTGGTAAATGTCCAATGTCTCTTTTTTGGTCACGACATGCTTCTATTTCTTCTCTACTAAACAAAGATAGTCCATCAGGTATTGCAACATTTAGATAAACCATTTCAAAGATAGCTCTACCACCTGTAGTTTCTGCAGCTCTCTTTCTATCCATTAGCCACTTGTAAGTTCTTTTACCTGACCACAACATACATTCAATATGCTCATCATCTGACCAATCAGGTTTATTACA